ATGGCAACAATCTCTTGCTGGTAAAGCAGAACTACAGAAAGCAGAATATACTCGCCAGGTAGCAGTGTTGGAAGCACAAGCAAAGAAAGATAGTGCTCAACAACTTGCCGATGCTGAAATCATCCGTGCTACTGGTGTTGCTAAGGCAAACCAAATCATCGGTGATTCGCTGAAAGATAATCGTGAGTATCTTCAGTATCTGTATATCACTGGTCTGGAAGATGGTAGCAAAAATGGTAATGTGACCATCTATGTTCCTACCGAAGGTGGTATGCCTGTGCCCACACTTCAGATGAACCGATGATTGAACTTCTTGCAAGTGCTATCATTGCCTCAAGCAATCAATCTGAACAAATTAACGAGTTCTGTGCCTATGTTGTAGGAATCCCATATGCTTCAGACAATTTCACTGATGAAGAATGGAAGCGATTTGTCTACTGTCGTGAACACCTTAAAGTAAAATCATGAACAAAAAGTACATTGCTGCATTTGTTTTGGGTCTGTTTGCTATTGTTGGGTGGAATGTGTTTCTCATTCAAAGAGACGCAAAGCTTTTCGAAGCATATAACAAATCAATGACTGAAAACAGTCGTTGACAACCAGTTATAAAAGTGTCCACTACTCTCACACAGAGTAGTGGATTTTGCTATTATAGCCAATGAATCACCATCTGTATCATGACTCCCAACTGGCAACATAACTCTGGAAAGAGTAAGAAATCCAAGGGGACTTGCAAGGGTAAGATTAAATCTCGCAAGCAGGTTTTACAGCACCTCAAACTTAAACTTAAGGTCACTTCGTAATGGCATTAACAGAAAAATCTGCAATATACTTTAATGTATGGTGTTGTGCTTATCAAAGACGATACCAAGCAAAGGTAAATAAGAACTGGGATTTGTATGATCGAGAGCATGAAACTATCTTGATGTGCCTTAGCATAAAAGATGCTAAATGGTATCTGTATGACTCCGAAAAACCAAACTATTTGAAGTAAAATGGAAACTTTCACGCAAACATCTGACGAACCATACGATAAGCATAAGTACAAGCTTTTCTTTGCTGATGGTAGATCTGTCATTCTGGATACATTTGAAGATTTGCAAAGAGTATGGTTCAGCACACCTGGATGCAATCTTAGCCATGTTGAGGTATTAGATAAGAAAGCAGAAAAACAAACAAAAGGATTCAAATAGTGTGACACTTATCTGGCTGTCTACCGAACCCACCAAACCCAGCCAGATCCTGTATATTAGCCATGTTGAGAGGAATCACCCCCAATGCGCTGCAAAGTTCAACTCTATGTTTCTGGAAAAGTTTTTGATGAGATCGTAGAGGCACGAGACTATAAAGAAGCAAAAGAAGTTGCACTTGCTCGCAACCCTAACGCAAAAGTTATGGGTGTAACTGCTGTTTTTGGTTGATAGTAACATGAATGAAGACGAAATGCTGCTGCTTGAGTGTCTTGCTGATGATGAACAATGGCAAGAATGGGAGCAAGAAGCTTCCAAGTATGAAGTGACAATGGACTACTACATTGCTGAGTTCGTATGACCTTTCTTGCTGTAGTTGCACTCGTGATTATTACACTCATTGGTGCTGCATTTACACTCGCTGCCGATCAAAATATACTTGACGAAGGCGACGAAAACGATTACAATTAAGGAGTAACTTACAAACACAAATGACGCAAAAGTTTCTTTACATCGTCGATCACTATGTTCCCTTTCCAAGTTCCGAATATGGTGGACTTTGGAATGTGATTGCATGTGATGATGATGAGTGTTTTGATCTCATCACTGCAGAAGATGATGGTAATTTCTATGAACAATACTACAAGAATCTTCGTGAAAACATCATTAACGCAAGAACTTTTGCTCTTGCCGAAGATCTAGATTCCCAACTCGTTGAGTCTTTTACCACCTAATGATCGACACTTCTTTTCAATCAAGTCACTTGGCTTGGAAACTTAAAATGATGCATCAAGATCGTATCACTCATCTGCAAAACAAAATTACAGAGCAACAACAAGAAATCTTGAAGCTTCAGGAGCAAATAAAACTTCTATCGTATGACAAAGAATATGACTGCTGACCTTTACATTGATTATGAAACTCACCTTGGATGTGGGAGAGTTTGGCAAATTGATCTACAAATCCCACTGAAAGATGCGCCAGAAGATGTTCCTAACTCTCTGGATGTGACAGTTGATGTAGTGGCACCAAATCGTGATCTAGCACAATACATTGCTGCTACAATGTTTCCAGAGTACAGTAGCATTTTAATTCCTGATGAACCCCTCCGTCCGTCTCATTCCTCAGTTCAAACATCAACCACCTGAAGGATATTCGTATGAAGTTGAACAGTTCAAGCGTAATGTCTTTTCTATTTGGTTGCGCTGTAACCGCCAGTTTGATTACAATTTGGGTAAACCTACCCGTACAATCTGGGGGTTCTACGATTACAAAAAGTGTCAATTCTATAGTCCTGTAAACAGTTCTACAGTCGGCAAAGTCGTGGACTTTAAGAATACCCGACCTTACACGGCTATGCCCCTCAGTCAAACTATTTTGGAGTCTTGTTTCGCATGAACGCAACTGAAAAAATGAGAGAGTTTATGGTTGATTCGATTGAGGCTTATGCTAAAGATCGTATTACTGAATTGGTTGAAAATGATCGGGAAGATGATGCTCATTCTCTCTTTCTTGAGTATGTTGTAGATGATCAGAATCCAGAACAATGGACATTTATTGACTATATTTCTTTTGAAGAAGACGAAGAATGATTTATACTGAAGGGACACAAGTTTATTACAAAAACTTTCTGGGAGTCGTGACTTTTGTGTCTAATAAGTATATTTGTGTTTTGGTGAAGAAGGGTGATCATAAATCACACGATGTCAATGTTCTTGTCTATAGAGATCAGTTTGACATGCTGAGATTGTATAAAGAATCCGACAAGTGACAGTTTGCGGGCTGTCCACCAAACCACCCAGCGGGGTGGTTTTGCAGTATATTGGCCACATGAAGAACACTCACCTCGAACATCCTGAAGATTGCATCCTGACTGGTGATCTTTCCGTTCTGGATTGGTTCACTGCTGGCGGTAATCTTTCTGTGAAAATTGATGGTGCTCCTGCTATTGTTTGGGGCACGAATCCTGCCAACGGACAATTCTTTGTTGGCACCAAATCTGTGTTCAATAAAGTAAAAATCAAGATCAATCATTCACATGAAGAAATTGATGCGAACCATGAAGGTAAGGTTGCAGACATTCTGCACTCTTGTTTTGATTATCTTCCTCGCCTCTCAGGTATCATTCAAGGCGACTTTATTGGCTTTGGTGGCGATGACACTTATCGCCCCAACACCATTACTTACCGTTTCCCGCAAGTAGTTACTGAGAAGATCATCATTGCTCCTCACACTTACTACACTGCGAAGAATGATCTCCGCGATGCTGTTGCACATCCTCTGCAATTTAACTTTGCTGAGAAGACGAAACCCAATCCTTTTGTGAAGTATGTGCAACCTAAGGCAGAAATCTGTCCTTATCTGGATGACATCGAAGAAGTGTGTAAGTTTGCCAAGCAAATGTCAACTCTCTGTGATTTTGTGAGCGAAAAGCAAGCAAAAGAACTCAAAAAAGTCATCAATTCCTACATCCGTGAGGGTAAAGAGGTTGATGAGCATGAAATTGCAGAAAATTACGATGTTGACATCAATGTGCTGCGACTTTGGAAGTTGGTAGAGTCTATCAAGATGGACATGTTCTTCTTCATCACTGATGAAGATTGTGTGTCCTGTGAGATCGACGGTAAGAAAGCCGCTCATGAAGGTTATGTCATGACCAATGAAATTGGCATGTTCAAGATTGTTGACCGTCAGCAATTCTCCCGCGCTAACTTTAACTTAGCAAAGAACTGGTGACAGTTCGACAAGTGGCACAGGGGGGCCTTGTGCTCCCCGTGCTGTTCATGTATATTGGCCATGTTGAGAGGAATCAATCCCATGCAACTGTCTTGCATTTCTAAGATTGACGGCAAGCCTTCCATGACCGTTGATTACTATCCTGTCAAAGATAGCACTCGTCATATGTTCAAGGTTCTTAAGTTCCGTGGTGTTGATGCCATGAGCTACAAGTGTATCACGATGCGCGAGTTTGAGCGAGAAATGAATGAGCGAATTGGTCTTGGCTGGGAGGTGACTGGTTTCAATACTGAAGCTAAAAATGTCAATCCCATGGCTGGTGCATGTTAGAGTTCTGTATTATATCATGCTCAGTAGCCTGGGCATGTTTTTGTCTTTTTTCCAAACGATTTAATTATCTTGATGATGCCGAGTCTCGCAATGAATCTGACAGTGGAAAATCTAACTGAAGCAGAGTTAGAGTTACTTCTAAATATCCTGGAGTATATTGACGAGACAAAGCCATTTTATAGCGATGATCCCGACTTTGCATTACTCTATGATAAAGTAAAGGTTGCAGTTTAATGGAAAATAAGGCAAGAATCGTCTCTAGTTTGGTTCTCTGTGTTGCATACATCATCACACTCTACTATAACGATGTGATTGGTGCTCGATTGTATCTGATGGGCAATCTTCTGGCAGTTCCTTACATGATCAAGAACAAATGCTGGGACGTTGTAGCACTCCTAGCTTTCTTCATCGCTGTTGGTCTTCCGAAAGCTTTGGGATACTAAACCAAGCATGTGACAGTTGAGTGGCTGTTCACTGATCTCCCCATAGGGGGCCAGATCCTGTATATTAGCCATGTTGAGAGGAATCGCAATGACCGACCGCAAGTTTCACATTGTCAGCATTGAAGACCGCGAAATGTTTGCTTACAACGCGGCTTATCAAAAGCAACAGGTAGAGCTGAAGCGTATTCTTGCACAACCAGAGCAGCGTCTGAAGTATGCTTTCCAGTTTCTGACTGGTTACATCGCTGATGCTGATGAAGGTATGACCAAGAAGTGCTACGATGCTATCTCTAAGTATAGCGACAAACTTGACTGGTCCGAAGCACACTTCTGATTTCATTTTTTACTCTAACTGCGACGCATTTGGTTCTTATCTGTACGCACGATGATTACCTCCG